TCGGGTCGTGCTTCAAGGATTGCGTGACCAAGAACATTCTCTGGGTCGTTGTGTCCGTGCTGCCAAACCAATGGGACTTGGGTTTTATCTTGATGCTTAAAAGCGTCCGGCATAATCGTTCGGCCGTCAGAACATTTGAGTCCTGCCTTTGTAGCGTAACCGCTAAAATCTGCTTCCATTTTGACTGTCCTTTCTAAGACGTAGCCACAGTGATTGGTTGAGTTTGTGGCGTAGTATTCTCCACAGCTGTTTGTTGTGGTAATTCATTATCCACAGTAATTGGTTGTGGCTGTGGCATATTGCTATTTACAAGTGTATCAGCCTTCGGGTCCTTAGCCGGAGGAATTCCAATGTAGCCCCTAATCTCATTTGATGTAAGGATTTCATTTCTAGTAAACTTATCTGCAATGTCAGCAAGCTCACTAACTGGAACAAGTTTAAACGGATCCTTGAAGAATTGTATTCTTTCGCCTTCCGCTGTTCCAACAGGACCAAGAAACGATCTTTGCATCGCCTCTGTTATTGCAGACACCACGGGTTCAATCGATCTATTGAAGTAATTAATCATTGCCTTTTCATCGGCGGTGCCATTCATAATGTCTTCTGTGATTCCGAGTTGCCCATAAAGCATTCCGGTCAAGTATTCGATTTGCGCAAGAAGATTATTTTCACTTGGTCTATTAAGTTGCGTTATCTTTTCAGTACCGTCAGTATAGGCAATGCCGTACTGACTACCCTTAAGCTGAAACTCGATGTCTTCTCTTCTTTTCTCAGCTTGCTGCCGTCTTGCTTCTGATTTTATAACATAAGGAAGCTGGATTATCAAATCTAACTTTCCAGAGCCAGATTGTTCGTCTATAGCATCAAGAAGTGTCAACTTTCTAATCAATCTTTGAAGAGTTGAGTTTGGTTCGTTCATAACAGCATACAATGGATTTTCAACCAAAGCTACGTATCGCTTTTCAAGAGTTATTTCTTCTCTGTCTCCTTTTTGCTCATTATAAAGACTTACACGTACGTGCCTTGGATACCACGTTACTACTTCGCCAACCCGAAGAGTGTAAATGTCAAACCGCTCACTTTTTTGCGGATCAAAATTTGTGTCAACAGGAACGATTGCTGTTGAGCCTTGATCGAACAGGCTCATTGCTACATCTTGGCGAAATGCTCTAGGACCTTGGTCGATATTTGCTTCTAGAGTTAACGCCGTGTTTAAAGCAGTTTTCATATCTTCTAAATAACGGTTTTGTTCATCAAATTTAACATGACGAAAACCAATGCTTGCAATGTCAATACTCATGCGAGTATAAATTGAAGTGACAATCGATCGTTCACTATAAAAACGTGTTCGAACTCTATCTGGCCTTCCACCATAACTAGGAGAACTTGCATAAGCTTCGGGTTCCCATACATCATCGATGTTACGGAATGCATTCCAAGCGTTTTTAACTCTATCTAGAACTGCCATTTAGCATTACCTCCTAAGTTATTGGCTTTTTAACACTCATTCGAATGCTTCTTTATTTAGCTTATATGCTATATATGCGTCCATTAATGCAGACACATTATCAATCTTTTCTTCAGCTCTTTTCTTTAAAAGTTTTCTGTTTCCATTAGTATCTTCTAATGTAACGGCATTTCCCATAGCAAAAGCCATTAAATCCTGATCAAAGATCAATGCTCGCTCTTCTGCGAGTATTTTTAGTTCACCAAGAGGGACTGATTCGGTTTTTGCGCCTTGAATTACCTTTTCAATTCCAAATGGTCCGTTTTCCGCTTCCCATCTTGTAACAAACTCTTTTGCGTTATACGGATCAAACCCAAAACACCTTACGTCGTACTCATTCTGTTGAATGAACATTTCTAGGTCATCATATACTTCCATCATGTCTAAAACGTTTCCTTCAAGCACTTGCAAGCTACCTTCATTGATGAAGTCTTCGTATTTTGCTCGCATAGCTCCAGGAAGCTTCATTAAAGTCAATGTTGTTATATAACTTCTAGTTTTTACGCCGAAAGATCCGTTTTGGATTGGAAATAGAAATGTAAATGCGCAAAAGTCATCTCCTTGAGAAAGATCGGCACCAAGAGCGCAAGGTATCGCCCAAAACTCTCTAGATCGATGAACTAAAGTTTCTTCGTACGTAAAGAAGTAAGTATAGCCCTCCATTGGGATACCAAATCTTTTTGCTAGGATGTCGTTTCTTGAAGCTGGAGCTTTTTCGGCTCTTTCGACATCCATGTGATAAACGTCATAAGTAACTGTCTTCCCAAGATTTGGGTTCGCCTTCAACCAAGTAGCAGGATCGCTAACTTCTTCTACGTCGTCAAGTTTGTAATGCCAGATAGAAACGTGCGGCGCTTGGTACTCACCCTTTAGTATGTTTGCGAGTTCCATTTTGACTGTGTCGCCGGAACCGTTTCTTATAGTCCCTTCAGAGCTTATGGCAACAATCAAATAGTCTTCCATCTTAGAGGCGCCCTGCTCAATTGCGCCGACGACGTCTTCTCTGATGTCTCCCGACAACCATTCGTCAATCGTTGAGATCTTTGGCCTAAGACCTTGTAGTTTGTTTATGGCCATTGGCCGAACTTCAAGGATTGAGCCAGTAAGAAAGTTCTCAACACCCTTCTTTGTCGAAGCAAGCTTGACTCTTTCGATTCTTGGGCCGGATGTGTTTCTAATTGAGCCCTCAGTAAGGAACTTAAACAAAGGACCTCTTGATCTTGTAACGGCAGTTCTTATCGGGGACATAACTTCGTCTGCCTGCTTCATTGTCGGAGCGGTCGTTATCTGATGGGTTGTTGCTGTGTCAACGTTTAAGAAGTATGCTTGGATGCAGGCACCATACATAGACTTTGCAGCACCGCGTGCAACTATTAAATACTGCTTTGTTACTAAGCGTTTTCTAATTAGTTTTTTTACGTACTTTCCTTCAGACCCGTTTTCGCTTGGGCTGTAGATGCTTCGCTCAACAAAGTAGTACCAAGCAAAAATTTGTTCTGCCCAAACTTTAAATGTATCTAACAAATACAGATCGCTTCCGTCTGTTAGGGTTAGCTCCATTTCACAATATTTGATGAAGCCTTCAACGGCTTGCTCATCATAATAAATGTTTGGGTTTAGAACAAGTTCGTCTATTCGATTCATCTCAAGAGAAATCTCTTTGTTTACTGGAATTTCTCCAGCTATAACTGAATCTCTAAATTGTGCGTAGTATTTTGGGGTTTCTGTATTTGACAACATTAAATACCCCTTTCTTAGTTTACGGTTTAAACCTACGAGCGCCCTTAGGTGGTTTACGACTGTTGCCCGTTGGCGGAATAAAGGATCTTGGTGCGTTCTGCTTTTTGACAAGATCTTCGGCTTCACGTTTAGCCTTAGCTTTAACTTTTTCGCCTTTTACAAATTCTCTGGCGGTTGTTAATATACCGCTTTCTATACCCAAAGTTTTATCAAGTTGTTTACCAATCAAAGCGTTGGCAACTCGTTTACCTTGTGTATCAAGAGTGTTAAACGCGACGTCTTCTGTTGTTTTTAGAGTTTTACTAAGAAGCCTTCGTCCGGTGCTTTTTGATTTTTTTTCAGCAACAAGAGCGTTGTAGTCTTTTTCCAAACGCATTCTGTCAACAGATTCTTTTAGCTGTTTGTTAGAAAGTTTACCAGCCTTTGTATACTTTCCAGCTTTTTTTTCTTTTGTTTTTGGAGCTGCTTTTGGAGCTGCTTTTGGAGCTGCTTTTGGAGCTGCTTTTGGAGCTGCTTTTGGAGCTGCTTTTTTAGAACCGCTATCAGTTGAGCTTGCTTTTCTAACACCCCATCTCATGCCTTTTTTTCCAACGTGCTCTAGAAAATCTTGGCCGTTATTGCTCATAGCTTTTTGCTCTATTTCTCCAGTTTTAGTGTTTAGCTTGAACTCAAAATCAGCAACAAACTTTCTTCCATTAACAATAGTTGGTTGAGCTATTGTGATGGACGAATATTTTTTTTTACCAAGAGCTTTCTCGGCTTTCTTAACTTTTTTCTTAAGAGTTACGCCTTGTTGATTCCTAAGTTCGTTTAACAAGGGTAAATCTCTAGAGTTTTTAATTTTAGTTTTTAACGTAATGCCTTTTGGTTTTCCAGATCTAGTC